AGATTTAGAATTAGATGAAGATATATGTGATATGATATTAGATAAAAAATTAAACAAGTTAATTAAAGATGTAGATAATAAGTTTTCATTTATGGATGACATTGCTGTAGAAGCACAAGATGTAGTTTATGAAATGTGTTATCAGCTTGGCATAAATGGATTTTCAAAATTTAAAAAGACTATTGCTTATTTAAGAGATGAAGATTATAAAATGGCAGCAATAGAAATGCTTGATTCTAGGTGGGCAAAACAAACGCCTAATAGAGCAAAGCGTTTAAGTAATATTATTAAGGATTTAGCATGATTGACAGCCTTAAAACACTATCTGTAAGCACAAGTGGCATGGTAGTTACATGGATGGAATGGTTACCTGTAGTAGTTAGGGTAGGAGTCGGAATAGCAACTATAATATACATAGGAGTTAAAACCTATAAAGAATACAAAAAATAAAAACGTAGAAGTGCTTAAACGGGCAATAGTAACTCCCGATAAGCATTTTCCTTTACATGACCCTGAAGCAATAAGTTGTGTAAATCAAGCAATAGAAATAGTAAAACCTGATATTTATATAGATTTAGGCGATACAGGTGAATGGTCTTACTTTAGCACACATTACTGGAAAGGTAAATTTGCTAAACCAATGGAAGATTTAATTCCACTTTTAGACCAAGATGTAGCTGAAGTTAATGCTGGTATGGATTGGATTGATGAATCTTTGGACAAAATAGGCTGTAAAGAGCGACATTTTATTCAAGGTAACCATGAGGTATGGTTAGACAAATTCGTTACTAGATACCCGTATTTAGGTCATTATGAAACATCTAAGGCATTAAAGCTAAAAGAAAGAGGATATAAATATCATCCTTATAATAAAAAAAAGAATTTAAAGATAGGTAAACTAAACTTTACACATGGAAAATATGTACCCAAATATCATGCTTATAAACATCTTGACCATTATGGTGAGAATATTATGTATGGACACACGCATGACCTGCAAAGGTTTACAAAAACTTTTAATGGAGGTACTATAAGTTCATGGAGTTTAGGCTGCTTAAAAGATATAGAAGCTGATGAAGATTGGTTGGGTGGTAAGTTGACAAATTGGAATCATGCGTTTGCAATAATAGATTTCTTTAAAGGTGGTAACTTTAAAGTAGAAGTAGTAGAAATTATTAAAGGAGTTACTACAGTATGGGGCAATGTAATTAAAGGATGATTCAAAAGTTAATTATAAAGTTAATACTTAAAAAAGGTGGCATAAATGTGTTGCTTTTAGTTGGAGATTTAATTGTTAAAACTACTAAATCTAAAAAAGATGACGAAATGTGGGCTAAAATAAAACCTATAATTAAAATGTACAAGGACGGATATGCCTAAAAAAAGCACAGTAAATAAAGCAGGTAATTATACTAAACCTGGTATGAGAAAAAGAATGTTTCAAAGAATTAAAGCAGGAACAAAAGGTGGACCTGCAGGGGTATGGTCTGCACGAAAAGCACAACTACTTGCACGTATGTATAAGAAAAAAGGTGGAGGCTATAAAAATTAATGGCTCTAAAAAAGTCACAGCAATCACTTAAAAAGTGGACATCACAAAAATGGGATTATATATCTAAAGGTGATAAGAAAAAACCTAAAAGTAAACGTGGAAGATATTTACCTAAATCTGTAAGACAAAGTTTAACACCTTCTCAAAAAGCTGCAGAAAATAGACGAAAAAGAAAAGCAACTCGCTCAGGAAAAGTAAGAGCTAAATACTCTAAAGCAGTACGTAAAAAAATGAGAAATAAATAAAAAGGAGATAATCATGCCATACGGTAAAGGAACATACGGTAAAAAAAGAGGTAGACCATCAAAAGCAGCTAAAGCTAAAGGTAAAAAGAAAATGCCAGCTGCATTAAAAAAGAAGTTTATGGCGATGGCTAAAAAAAGAAAAGTTAAGAAAAAGAAGTAATGAAAAAAGCTAAAAAACCTACAAGACGTAAAAGTCCTGCATGGCAACGTAAAGCAGGTAAAAATCCTAAAGGTGGTTTAAACGCTAAAGGAAGAGCATCTTATAAGCGTCAAACAGGGGGTACATTAAAAGCTCCTGTTAAAAAAGGCGATAACCCTAGAAGAGCAAGTTTTCTTGCTAGAATGGGGGGAATGCCTGGACCAGAATATAAGAATGGAAAACCAACACGATTACTTCTATCACTAAGAGCATGGGGGGCTTCATCTAAAGCTGATGCTAAAAGAAAAGCTGCTGCAATTAGTAAACGAAATAAAGCTAAAAAAGCTAAATCAAAAAAAAGGAGATAAGATGTTAGAATTTTTATCATCAAATGCAACTATGCTAGGTGGCGTAGGTGGAGGCGGAGTAGTACTTTATATACTTAAAAAAATACCTAATGAAAGTATTTGCAAAGTAGTAGAGTCAACATTTGAAACAATAGGTAGAGTAATGACACTAGGTTTGTCAAAGTGGAAATTTACTAAATCTATATGGAATAAAACTGTTGAACCATGGTTTATTGATTTAATTGATAATGTTATTGGTTCTGTTGTAAGAGGATTTATAAAAGGCTTACGAAGCGATAATGGCTAAAAAAGCTCAACATATAAATCGATTTGATGGAGGATTAAATGATAGTTCTTCTCGTAATAAAATAGAAAACAATCAACTACCATTTGTTGATAATGTTCAATTTGATAAACATGGACTTATTAGGCAAATGGGACAATCCGTCAAAACAACTGAAAATAACTTGGATACTATAGCCAGCACAATTTCGCCTGGCTATGGTCTCCATCAATTTAATACAGGCACAACAGCTACTAATGCATCTAATTCATTAATATCTAATGTTATTACTCAACAAGGTTCTGATGGAGCTTCAGCATATGCATTTAGTCCTGAAGTAGATTTTATTGATATTACAGATGCAGGAAGAGTTAGAAATAATGCAGATTTTACTTCATTTACTTTTACATTTAAAATTGGTAGTTCTGATTATGCTTCAGCTGATGCACTGTGTAGTTGGACTGTAAATAAAAGTGCTGCAGCAAGTGAAGATTTTTTCTTTCTATTTACAAACAATTCTATATATGATGCTACAGTAGATGGATATCAAGATAGTGCTACTGGAAATAAATATACTTGTACTACAGATTCAAATGAATATGCTAATTTTTCATTAGAAAGTTTTAATCCAGGAATTTTTAATGCAAGATTAGCAGATGCTATAAATGCTGCAAGCAATGGATGGAATGCTATTTTAGATAGACCCGCTCATACAAATTCAATTTTTAGCGAGAATACTTTATATTTATATTCTGATAATCAACAAACATCAGATAATAATAAAAAAATATTTATGAAAATAACTAACAATGCTGGCACAACCCCAGGAGATATACCTGTAGATGGAGTTCTTACATCTGTTGCATATTATGCTAGAGGTACAAATGAAGATACTGAACATGCAGGATTTTTTCATAATTTTCGTGAAGAACCTGCAAATGAAAGTCTTCCATTTCCTCAAAATACGCAAGGAGGAGTTACTCCGAATACTCATGCAATAAGAATAGATATAGGTGCTGTAGATTCTTCATTAACAACAAAATTTAGAGTAGGCATAGGATGCATAGAAGGTACTACTAGTACTACTCAATATGTAGAATATAGTGCTTCAGGGGGCACATCTGTTAGTACTGTAGCAACTCAACTCGCAAGTGCTATAAATGGAGATAGTACTATTATTAATTCTGATAATATAGCAAATGGCTCAGGGGGTGCAGCTAATAGTAATTTTGCAATAGTTGGTGGTGGGTCATTTACTTTAACAACAGATAATGCTGGAGCTGATGGCATATTTACAGTAGAAACATCAGTGCAGTCAGATGGAATAGGATTGCAAGACTCTGAAAACCTTGCATTAGTTACTAATACAGGAATATTTAAATTAATAGGATTAGGTCAAGGCATATTTCCATCTAGTGCATTTACAGGGACATTAGCTGATGATGGTTCAATATGGAGTGATGCAAGTCCTAAAACTCAATTTTATAATGTAGATGGTTTTTTAAGATTTTATGATATAGACTTTGAACATACTAATAATGTTAATAAAGTATTTGGCTCAGTAAATAAAACAGGATTATGGAATGGTACAGGTGGAAGCACACTATCTATACAAAAAAATGTTATTGAAAATCAAGATATAAGTTGGGATTTTACTTTTGATACAGATAGTAAAGGCATAAGATTAGCTGCAGAAACTGCAGTTGGTGCTTCCCCAGCTGCTAAAAAAATGGAAATTAAAATAGAAACAGATGGAACAGGAACATGGGGTGGAGCAGGTGCTGAAAAATATGCATTCTATGCTACTGCTGTTTATGATGATGATTCTGAAACACTTCCAGAACATCAATTTACATTTAATGGAGGTTCAGATAAATATTTATCATTTAATCAACAAAAATTAAAAATGACAGTTCATGCAACTCCAGGAGCTGTAGATGCTGAAGCTAATTATATAGCTAAATTTAGAGTAAAAGAATTTAATATTTATTGGTCTAGTGAAAAAGATGGATATGGTGAAAAGAATTTATTAGCTACTATTAATTTTAAAAATGGACTTGAAAGAGAAGATGGTGGAGAAACATTAGGTTGGGTACAGTCTAGTGGAGCTGGAGTTAAAATTTCAGATGGTACTAACGCATTTGCACTATTTGAAAATCCTATTGAAATAAATACATTTCAAACAAGAAACCTATATGATTGGAAAGTAGAAAGTATTGTAGCAAAATATAAAACTGCAACAGTTACTAATCGTAGAACATTTATAGGAAATGTAAAAATAGGAAATGAAATATTTAATGATTTAATAATATATAGTCCAACAAATCAATTTGATGTATTTCCATATCCTGACAATATTATTGAAACAACTACCTCTGATGGTAGTGCAATTAAAGCATTGATGAGTACAGGGGATAGATTGTTTGAATATAAGGATGACATACTATATATTCATAATATAGCTGGAGGAAGCCCAGATACATGGTTTTTAGAGGCTGTTCACCCATACCTAGGGTGTTCTGGTCAAAACAAAATAATTAAAGTTAATAATGGGTTATTTTGGATAAACAATATATCTGCATATTATTTTTCTGGTGACCCTGAAAACATACAAGATTTAAGATTTTTTGAAAAAGATAAAACATCTACTGAAAGAATTAAATTATCTACATGGCAAGGTATAGTAAATAGTAATAGTTTAGTAGGCTATGATATAAAAAGTCATACTGCAATAATAAAGTCATCATGTAATGCTACAGCAGAATCAGGAAATATATTGCAATATAGTTTTGAAAATGATGCATGGGGAATAGGTAATGGTAAATGGGTTCATAATAGAAAATCTAGTAATTTTATAAATTTAAATGATGGAACATTGTTAAATGCATATGAAGGCTCATTAGCAAATACAGTAGTAGGACAACATAAAGATGGAGAAAATAAAGTATAATGCCAGATTTAGACCAAATAGTATTTCGTAAATGGGAAAATGAACCAGATAAAACTAAATTATCTAGCGTATCATTTGAAACTAAAGTATATGAATTTGCAGGACCAGGTAATAAATTTAATTTTATAGAGCTATATGTATCATTTCTTAAAAATCCTAACTACATAATAAGAGTATACTACAATACTAACAAAAACTCAGACGTATTTACTCATTTAAAAACATTTTCATCTAATCTAGATTCTCCATTTAGAATTAGACCTAGTATTCATAAAAAAGAAAAAAAGCAACTTTCAAATATTTCTAAGATTGCATTTAAATTTAGAATAGAAATAAGTTCAAATTCAGTTGTTACAGATAAAGATTTTGCTATAGATGATATATATATTGTGTATAGAAACTTTAGAACATTAAATATTGAAGAAGATTAATGAAACCAAAAGATAGAATAAAGGTATTAAATTCTACTAAGCAATCATCTGTACGTAAGTTTGATAGTCCTCCTGGACCTAAAGTAGGTAGAGAAGGTGATTTAGGAGTAGCAGTTGTCCCTAAAAAAGGATTGCATTTATTTTATAAACTTGGTGGCAAATGGCATGGTGTTAGGTTAGAAAGCGTATTTAATACTAAAGAAGATGATGAAAGAATTGTCTTGCCAAATAATAATACAAAAGAAAATGGTGAAATTTCATACATTGGTGGCAAGGTTGAAATACAAACAAGCAATGAAACTCGTAAAGAATTATATAGAGCAGGCGGTACTGATATACCTGTAGCAGATGGTGGAACAGGAGCGTCTACAGAAGATGGAGCATTAGATAATTTAGGTGGTACGACTGTTGGTAAAAATGTATTTAAAGCTGCATCAGAATCAGCGGCACGTTCTGCTATTAGTGTGGATGCAGCAGGTACAGATAATTCCACTCCTGTAACTTTTGCAGCTGGGGCTAAAGATTATTTATCGCTATCTGGTCAAGAAATTACTGTAGGCTTAGTTGATTTATCTGATAATGTTACTGGTTTACTTGCTACTAGTAAATTAGACATTTCTGCTAATGTTAAAACTTTACTTGATAATGCTAATACAGCTGATTTTATATCAGATTTAGCTTTGGATGCTGCTGATATATCAGATTTTGATACTGAAGTTACAAATAATTCTGCAGTTGCTGCTAATACAGCTAAAACTTCTTTTCCAGGATTTGGTTCAGATGGTACAACGGCAGCAGTTGGTAACGATTCAAGATTATCTGATGCTAGACAATGTAACAATACTTTTGTTAATAGTACTACAGCAAGAAGTAATTTAGGTGTAGACCCTGCGGGTACAGATAATTCTACCCCTGTCACAATAGCATCAGGAAAAGATTACATATCACTATCAGGACAAGAATTAACTCTTGGCAACATAGATTTAACAAGTGATGTTACAGGAACATTACCTGTAGGCAATACAGAGGCTAAATGTACAGACCCTAATGCTGACCAAACGACTACTGCTTTAAGGACATTAGCTGGGACTACTGAATTAACTAGTTTAGATATGGCAAACGATAATATATTTATATCAGATGCAAGTGATGGTTCAAACGTTCATCGTTCAACAGCTAAAGTATTAACTAGTGCTATGGCAGGAGATGGATTGTCGTCTACTTCAGGCGTTATGGCGGTAAGTGTTGATGATACTACAATAGAAATTAATAGTGACACACTTAGGCTGAAAGCTGCTGGTATAGATACAACTCATTTTACAGCTGCAACTTTAGTAACCGAATCTGGAGTAGGAGAAGGAATTAGTAATAATGATAATGACACCACAATACCTACATCAGCAGCTGTAAAAGATTATGTAGATAATAATGCAGGCGGTACGTTTAGTGGTAGCATTACTACAAATCAAATAGCTCATGGTTCTGGGACTGATGCCTTACAAGGAACTGATAGTTTTTCATTTACAAATGGTCTTTTATCAATGGAAACTTCAGATAGTTCAACTCAAAAACCTCGTTTAACATTTTTAAATTCTCATTCAGGAAATGAATCTGGAGCAATATTTTTTAATAACGATTCTACGTCTCCTGCTATGAATGATAAGTTGATGCAAATATCTATTAATGGAAAAAATAATGCAAGTGGAACTCAAGAAGATATAGAATATGCATCTATCGACGCAAAAATTTTAAGCTTTGCAGATGGTAGCGAATCAAGTTATATAGATTTTAAAACTATGGCGAATGGCAATGAAAGAACTTTGTTGAGTCTATTTGGCGAATCTGTTCTTGTTCAGGGAACTGATGGAAATACAGCATTTAAAATTAAAAGCTCTGCAGATGCAAGTGATTATTTTGACATTACTGTTGATGCGAATGCAGCTACAACTATAAAAACTCATGATAATGATGCAACATTAGCTAATCTTACATTAGATGTAGATGGTGATATAGAACTTAATGCTGATGGTGGAGATATAGTATTTAAAGATGACACTGCCCCATTAGCTACAATAAATAGTGATGGTTTAACTATTAGATATGATGGTAGTTCTCATGCTGTGTTAAACTCTGTTAATGGAGCTGGAGATTTTACTATTTCTACCGTAGGTAATATACTTGGTACAGGCGTAACTAATGAATTAACTTTAAAAAATGCAACAAGTGCAAATGACCAATATGCTGTATTTGGAAATGGCGGTGAAGCTGTAACATTAACAAGTAAAGGTACTTACGATATAAGATTAGATACTAATTCAGGGACTAATTCTGGTTTTCTTCATATAACAGATGGTGCAGATGGTTTAATTACTTTGCAACCAAATGGAACGGGGACTTTATTGTTAGGTGTTAATGGAGGTGCTGTTCAGTTTGCTACTAATACATTTTTAGATGCTAACGGAAATTCACTATTTGGCACAGCTGTAGCTTCAAGTGCTGTTAATAATATAGAATTAGGAAATGCAGCAACAGGTAACGCTGCTACATTGAAGGCTACAGGTACAGATACTAATGTACCGCTTACAGTTTCTACTAAAGGAACAGGTGCAGTAACAATCGATTCTGGTGGAGATATTGCATTAGATGCAGCTAGTGGTAATTTTATAGCTAAAAAAGGTGGTGCTGAATTTAGTGTAGCAAATAGTGCATATGCTGGTATGATATTAGGATATACATATTTACATCCAACAACAACTCTAAAAAGTTTTGAAATACAAAATGCTATTACCGTAGAAGATGATATTCATAAAATAACATTTAAAACACCCCCAAGTCAAAAAGTTGAAATAGAAGTAACAGCATTAATAAATTGTAGTAGTACAGACACAAGAATAACTGTTGGTTTAAGTTCAGCAAATGCAACAGATGGATATAGTGCAGTAGCTGGTCAATTTGAATATGATAGTACTGGTATATTTTTTACTGATGATGAAGTCGATGACCAAATATTAACATTTAAATTTGTTGTAGAGTCAGCACACCTAGCTGCTGTAGCATCAGACAATACATTTTGGATTGGTTTTGGTACAGCAGGAGCTACAAAAACTGCTTATTTACAATATGGCTATAGAAACACACATGGTATAGGCAATCATCCATTTATAATAAAAGCAACAGCACTACCTACAACTATATATGATGGGTCATAATTTTAATTGGAAAAATAGTAACTAAAATGATATATTATATTGATAAAAAGGATTTAAAATGTCAAGTTTAATTAGACAAAAAGCAGAATTAGCTAGAAGAGAAAGATTACGAGAAGAAGAAAGACTTAAACTTATTGAAGAACAACAAAAAGGTCAAGGTCGTAAAGCTGCATTTAATATCAGCAATAATCTTTTTAATATAAGCACTAAATATGCTGATACAGTAAACAAAGCACAAGAAAGCAAAATAACAAATACAGGTGCTTTTAATGTTGAGTATTTTACTAAATTGCAAGGTAAAGATGAATTTATTCCTATCAAACCATTTAGAAGAAATAGTTTTCAATCAAGTGATAATCCAGTCGTTGACTATTTTAAATTAAATACTGCCCCAGCTAAAGATAGAATTAAATTAGATTCAACATTTGCTGAAGCAGTTAAAAATAATAATATATATGATAGGCAAGGTAATGTAGTTACTGAGTTCAAAGATATTGAAGATATATTTTCTGCATTAGATAATAAATATGAAACAGGTGATGTAAATGAAATGTTTAATATGGATAGCATGAAGCCATCTATTGATGAAACAGTAACATCTACTGATGAAATAGTAAGTAAACTAGAAAGCTTAGAACCTAAGGTAGCATCTGAATCTACGCCAATACAAGGCAGTGAAGTATCTATTGCTCCTAAAAAAAATTTATTAGGTAATTATACTAAAGGATTTAAAGAAGGCTCATCTATAGCAGATAAAGCAGCAAGTACATTGAATATAGCATCTAGTGTTTATAATGCATCAAGAGTTGTAACAGAAGAAGACCCTATTGAAAAAATGCATGCCGCAATAAATACAGCTGCTCCAATAATAACAGCTGCAGTTGCAGGCACTGCGGCAGCTCCAATAGCAGCAGGAGCTTTAATGGTTAATACAATATGGGATATTTTAGATTAAGGAATAAGATATGGCAGAATTAAATATAAGAACAGGTAATTTACTAGGGTTAAGAACAGGACTAAAATCAGCAGGTTCAAAAAGTAATACAAAATTTTTTAGAGCTGCAAAAGAATTTGTAACTCCAGATTCAGCAGACCTTGTACAAATACCAGGATTTAAATTACCTGAAAGCAAAAAAGCTGATACTAGTAAAGCAATGCAAAAATTATCAAAACCATCTGTTTTTAGAGAAAGATTTTTAAATCCATATCAAGATGTATTTTATGAAGATTATTTAGATGCAGCTAAAGAATATTATTTTACTGAAGATGAAACTAATCCATCTCAGTTAATATCAGAAGTTGATGAAACATTTCAAAGTAATTTAGAAAGCGGAATATTGCCAAAACAAGCAATAACAGAATTTGTTTCTTCTGCTGATTCTCCTTTTAGAGGCTTAAAAGATATAAAAGAAACGGCAGCAGAAAATTTAAAAGATATTAGCGAACAAATTACTACAGAAGAGAGTGCTATTCAAGAAGCTAAAAATTTATATGAAGACAAAGAAAGAACGCTTACCCGACAAAGAGCATCTCAAATAGAATCTAATGTAATGGCAGAAGAAGATATTCGTTCAGAGGCAGCTATGGCAGGATATGCTAGAGGACCTAGAGATAGAAGAATAGGAAGACAGCAAGAAGCTGGAAGAACACAATTAGAAAACATTCAGCTACAAAAAGAAAGAGCTTTAAAAACAAGAAACGATGATATAGAAGATAGAAAAATAAATTTAATACAATTGTACGATGAGGCTGAACAACAATATAAAGAAGTTCGTCGAGCAGATACAGATTATGGTATAAGTACATTTAATGAATTTGGTGATTTTCAATCAAGAGCTCAAGAAACTATTACGACTGCTCAAAATGTAATATCTACATTAAAAGATAGAACAGATGCAATGTTTACAACTGCTTTTGGAGATGCTAAATCAGATGGTTTTAAGGGGAGTAGACCAGATTTTGCAAGAGAATCAGTATTTAAACAAGCAAGAGAGAATTTTACATCAACAGTAGATGCAGCTAGAGAAAATGTAAATAATTTACAAATGTATTTACCTCAAGCAAGTGATATAGGTAAACAAGAAATTGACCCATTTTTATCTGGCGGTGAGTTTAGTTATTTACAAGAAGGTTTTGATGAAGATTATTTCCAAGATTTAGTGGATATGTAGGAGATTAAATGAGTACTTTTTTAGAAGAATTAACAAATTTTTTAAGTGTAGCATCAGATTCAGCTAATAAGATTATGACATCTAAGATGGCACATGATGAGAAGATTCAAGCTATTAATGTAGCTGCTGACTCTGCATTTGCTACTCAACAATTAAATGCATTAAATAGAGATATAGCTAATAAAAAATCTACACTAATAAATGCTCGAAAAGTACAACAACAAAAATTAGATGATATAGAAAAACAATATAATAAAATTGGTGCTACTGCAAAAGATTATGGAACAATAAATAAAAAAGATATTACAGACGCAGGCCAAGAATGGATTGGTGGAGAAATCAATGAAATAACATTAGATATGTTTAAAGGCATTGAAGATTTAAATACTACTAATCTAACTATAGATAAATTAGAAGCAGATAATAAAACAAATAATATGCTTATTGATAATCTACTTAATCAAATAAATGAATCAAAGAAAGTTGCTAAATATGCTGCTGAAGTACAAGATGTTACAGGGGTAGCAGGATTAAAAGATGCAGAAGATTTTAATGCATGGTTGGAAACAGAGCGAGAAGATGGTAGAAAAAATAAAGATATATTGTCTAGCTTAGAGTTATTGCAATTTGAAACAATGGCTGATAAAATTATAAAAGAAGATAAACTACAAAGAGGTGATTTTGTTAGAGATAAAGAAGTTTACAATAAAGAAACAGGTGAACCTGTATTTATATCTAAAGCAGAATTAACACAAAATACTGATAAATATACAACAAAAACACCTGCTAAAATTCCAAGTGAATCTCAAACAAAACTTTCTGAAACTGTGCAAACAATAAAAGGATTGTCAAATACTTTTGATACTTTAGTATCATCATATTCTACTCAATCTGGAAGTGCTGGAACTAAGAATCTTAATAAAGTTAAAGCTCTTAGACCTAAATATGATATGTCTGAATTAGGTGGTAGTGATAAACAATTTGATAGTAGAAGATTAGAAAATATATTAAATACAGTAACAGAAAATATATTTGATAGATTAGATAAAGGTTTGATAGATGATACTAGTTATATACCTTTTAGACGTGGCAATAATCCAAAACAGAATGTATTATCAGGAGAAACATTTAATGAATTTAAAGGTAGAAATTTAAATGAAAAAGTTAAATTTATTGAAGGAATATTAAATAAGCCAGGAGCTATTACTGAAGAAAATAAATATGCAACAATATTTTCAGCTGATGGTGATTTAAATTTAAGTAATTTTGACGATACATATGAAGGCTCATCATTACCTGAAGAATTAAAAGTAGAAATGCAAATGTTTAAAGCTCTTACTAATTACTTTGGATTAGATATAAAAGATGTTAATCAATTACCTACTGCTGTAATGCCTAAATAATGCATGAAAACGTACACAAGTAAAACAGAATTTCTTAAAGACTTTATAAAATTAAATCCTGATTACGAGCAATATATGCTCGATATTAACAATCCTGAAAACTCCAATTATAATTTTAATTTCATAAAACAAAATAATAAAATCGATAGTGAAGGTAATCGTATTGATTGGGATGGCATTATAGATGAACCTGGATTTATAGATTCATTTAGCTATGGAATGTCAACTTCATTTAATGACTTAACTAGAAATGCATTAGCATATGGTAGTGATGCATTAAGTTTTGGATTAGATAAATTAGGATATGAAGATACTGCAGATAAATTAGATGCATATGCAGAAAATGCATTAGAAGAAGGTCGTAAGTATAAAGAAGAATTAATGAACGACCCTATATATGCTGGTATAGTTAACTGGCAACAAGAGAACCCTAACGCAGGATTTACTTCTGACCCTGTGCAAGTAGGTAATATGCTAGGTTCTGGTATAACAAGTTTAGCAGCTACATTTACTGGTGCTATAACTGCGACTCTAGGTGCAAAAGTTATAGGATTAGGAACTGTTGCTACTGGCGTTGCAGGGATTTTTGGAACAGGATTATCTGCATTTGGTATGGAAGCAGGTAGTGAATACGCAGAAATGGCTAATTTTTACGCAACTGATAGGGAAGTTAGTACAGAGTCATATCAAAAACATTTAAACAAATTTAAAAATACTAAAGAATATAAGAATGCTAATTTTACTAATCAGAAAAAAATGGAAGCAAAGTTTATATCTGATAACTATAAGATTGATAACGAAAATAATGTTATTACAAAACTTGGAGTTACAGATGATGAAGCAAGAACTATAGCATTAGCATCTGGTACTGCATATGGATTTACATCAGCAACTTTAGAAATGACACTAGGTAAAGTTGGAAATAGATTTATGGGAATCCTTAAACCAAGCAAAGGTAACCCATTTAAAAATTCAATTAAAAATGTTTTAGGTGATAAGTATGCTACGAAGATGTCATTTATACCTAAAGGTACAGCTGTAAATAGATTGTTAAAAGATAGTGTTGATGAAGTAACTGGAGAATTAAAAGCTGGAACTGTTAAGACTGTAGGTAGATTTTTATCTGCAGGAGCAGCAGAAGGAGCTACTGAATCATTGCAGTTATTAGCACAAACTAGAATATCTAGACTTATTGAGGGAGAAAGAGAAGAAGCATCATTATCTGATTATTTACAAGCATTTCAAGCTGGAGGAATGATAGGTTCTGGAGTAACAGGTGTACGAAGTCTTTCAAAGATACCAGCAATTAAACATAATTCTATTATTCAAATGGGTAAAAATCAAATATCCATAAACAAAAAATTACAAAATAATGAACAGTTATTCTATTATAAGAGAGACCCTCAAGATAAAACAAAGTTTGCAATAGGTAGTAGAGTTAAGTTACTGAATAATGAAGATGGTTCTTATAATGAAGTAAGTGCATTATTTAATAGTGAAGAATTAGATGGTAACTCTGGTTTATTTGATAGAGTTAATACAAGAAAAGAAGCACAAGTAGCTGTACGTAAATTAGAAGCTGAAGTTAGAAAAGCAGCAATTAAAGAAAACTTATCATTAAATCAAGATATTATAGATGGTAGTGCTGTTATCTCTAACAAAGATGGTAAAAGTGTTGTTAAAATACTTAATAAAGATGGCAATACCGTTAAAGAAATACCTGTTAGTAATAGAAAAGAAGCTAGAAAAATATCTCGTCAAATAGATAGTAATATAAAAGATGTAAATAATTTAAATACTAAGTATCCTAAAATAGCAAAAGAAGTTGCTGCAGAAACACAGGCTGCTCAAGAAACACAAACTCCTGATGAAATATTAGTAATGCAAGATTTTGTTAAAGTTCAAAGTCCAGAATCAGGAAGCAAGGATGCTGCTCGATTAAATCAAATACTACCTCCAGAACTAACAGAAGAAGAAAGAGTTAGAGAGTCTATTAAGATTATAACTAAACTAAACCAAAAGGATGTAGAGAGTTATATTGATAATATTCCACAAGAAGAAAATATTACTTATGAAAGTTTTGTTTCTGATTTATTAGAAGATGCTAATGATTTAGATATAGAGATTGATAAAAATAATATATTTACAGGTGAAGTAAAGATTGAACAACCTATTGATACTGATGCTACTATTGAACAAGATGCTCAAGATGATATTGATATTGAATTTACAGAGCCAAATCAAGTAGATGAAGTTAAATTTAAGAGTAAAGGTTTATTAGATAGGAAAAAAACTAAGGTAGAAACGGTAGAAGACGTTCCTACACCTAAAGATATTGACACCCCTCAACAAACTTTAGATTTTGTAAAAGAAGATGAGGTAGATGTAGATGCACTAGAATTAACAGATGATTTAAAAAATATACCTGCTAATAATTTTAAAACAAAAGACCAAGGTGGAACTATAGAAGATATTCCCACATCTACATTAAAAGGAGTATTGAAGTATAGAAGTAAGCTTTATGGCAAAGGTATAGAATCTAATCAAGTTAAACTACGTATCAATAAAGAACTTAAAAAAAGAGAAGAGCAAGATACAGAAAAGTTTTCAATTGACAAAAATGTAACTAGAGATGAAGCAAACAATATAGATAAATCATTAATAGATTTTTCTAAATTTATGTTTAATAAGTTTAAAGATACAAAAGGCAAGCCAGCGTTTAATGTTAATATTGTAAAAAATAAAAAGTTTTATGGAGGTGTATATATACCTACTACTAAAACTATTGAAGTTAATTTAACCTATGCAACAGAAGATGTTCCGTTTCATGAGTTTATACATCCATTTATAGAACAGCTTAGATTGAAAAATCCACAAGCGTTTAAAAGCGTATATAATAGTTTATTTTCATTAGACCCAGCAAGAGCTAAAAGAATATTAGCCAAGATTAAAAAGAATTATAAAGAGTTAAAGAGCTATGAGCGTAAAGATATATTTGAAGAAGAGGTAATAACTACTGCTATTGGAGAGATAGCAACCACTATATATAAAAATAATCAAAAGAGCAATCCATTATATCAATGGTTAGTAGATACTTACAATGCTATAAAAAAGTTTGTATTTGGACCTGATATAAAAAGAGTAGAAGATTTAACACCATTATCTACCATGAAAGATGTTGCTGAGATAATTGCAGGTGAGAATATAATTGAGCTTGATGTTGATAATATAGGAAGTAGTTTAGATAAAGCATTGTCTGAAATCG